GTTACTTTGGCTTTAACTTTTTCACCAGAAACACGAATGCCTTCTTTACGTTTTTCGTCTTTTGATGGATCAGAACCGAGTTTCTCAGTTGCTTTGGAACGGTATGTCAACATCTTATTAACTGATCATTCATCAAGTTGGTCGACTTCTTCTTTTTTCACACCGGCTTTTTTACCTGCACGAAGCATTTCAAAATCTTTGGCAGTCAATTCATCTTTCTCTGGTTCATGCACGTCCAGTTTTTGTTGATTTGGATGTACAACTTTTTCACCCATCATAATACGAGCCGCAATATCAGCTACATTTCTAATGTTTTTATTACTAATGTTATTCATGTCTATTCCTTTTGTTTAACAGTTCCATTTTCTTAATGCTTTATTAATACGGCTATCTGGATCATTTGCAGTTTTAGCAGAAGTTAAACGCTTCTTCATGCCACCCATTCTGGCACAAAATGATTTGCGGCGATTGGCTGCCTTTGATCCAGGTTTTAATTTTGATGGTTTAGTTGTAACTGCCATTGAAAGTTTTGAGCCGGGGTTTTCACGGCGGTATGATTCAATACCTTTACGGTTCAATCCACCTTCAGGATTTTTACCTTCTTTACGCTGCCATGCAGCTACTTCTTCAATTTGTTCCTCTTCTTTAACACAAGAACCTTTTGAATAGGCTTTTTTACCTGGAGTTTCTTTGTACCCGGCCCAGCATCTTTCCGCCATGAAATTTTTAAATGTTTTCATGCTGCGTAATTCCTTTTTCTAAATGACAATAGGTTGATGCCTATTTTTTTCAATTCATCTTCTTTTTGATCACCAATTGAAGCGGTTGTTTCATCACCTGTTAATTCTCCAATAGGTGTTATCATACCTTTTTTATTGATTTTATCACCACCGCCACGACCAAGACTTTCACCGGATTGTGCCATTGAAAGACCTGGCTCAATACCTTTGTCTATACTTTCGGCAAAGGCTTTTTCTTTCTTGGCCCGGATTTGTGCGAGGGTGATTTTGGTTTTGGACTCGGCGACTTCTTCAGTAATGGTTTCGCTTCCACTACGGGAATCACTGGCACCACTGGCGCTTCTACCACTGGTGCCACGGATACTGGCACCTGTACTTCTGAAACGGTCGGTGATGAGGTTATGCGTATCACCGTTTCTTTCTTCTTGAATAGATTTAATAGTTTCTTCAACATTTTCATTCTCCTTAATTTTAATAACATAACCTTTACCCAATTGATGAACAACACCATCGTGTGTATGGGCTTCTTTCGCAGCACTACGGCGGAGAATAAATGTTCTCACTTTGCCATTTTTATCTTTTAATAATTTCTTGTGATCTAAATTAACTTCTTTTTCATTTAAGAAGTTTTCAAATTCTTCATTAACTTTCTTAGCCACGGGTGCCTGCACTGGTTGTAGTTTATCATGCACTGAACGGTGTGTGACTTTATTTTCTTTACCATATCGACCAAAACCATAATAATCCAAACCAAGTTGTCTTGCTTCTTCTGATGCCTTTGAATCTGGATGTGGTGAAGCACCCATATCTTTCTTAGATACGGTAAGACTGTCTTTCTTTTCCAATTCAGCAGCAACCCACTCTTTAGCCTGTTTACTTTTTGGTGGTGAATTTACAAACTTTTGTACCTGTTTGTAAATATCCAACATTTCTTGTTTCTTAGCTTTAACAATCTCTGGATGTGCAGAGCGTAAATCTTCGGAGTTATCAAATTCAACATACTTGTCACCAAATAGTTTACCTAAATCCGGTCTTGCATTTTGTACAGACTGCCATTTTTGTTTACGAATGGTCTCTGGTACTGTACGGCCACCACGTTGACCACGCTCAACATTTCGCATGGCAGATACTTCATCTTTGGTGTTGACCATAATCATGGAAGTATCGTAACCTAATTCTTCCAATCTTTCTTTGATTCTCTTAATCTTTTCAGCATCATCACCTGTACCATTGATGATGACACCATTGCGACCATAAAGAGCTAAACGCTCTTTGAGTTCAGTCATACTTTTAGCACGACCTCTAGCAATATCACGTTCAATCTTTTCGGATGCAGGCATGGTCTTAGTCAAACCTTTTTTATCCATCAGATATTCAAGTGCTTTATCTGAATTGATTTCTGTTAGACCATGGCCAGCCAAAGTGTTGTCTAGTACATAGTCTTTACCTGAACCTGGACCACCTGCTAAGAACACAGCTTTGAATATAGCCTTATCATGCACACCTTCAAACAACAACTGTTCAAATTTGGTGTCTAAATCTTCTTTAACACCCATGTGGTGCCGCACATCATTATACAATTCTTTTGCATGATGTTCAGGCACATGGCTAGGCACACCTTTTTTAAATTCTTTGAAATTTCCACCAGAGGCGTGGCCTCGCATTTTTGATGCTGACATGCCTTCAACACCTTCAGCATCAGGATCTCTTTCGCCGGCGGAATGTACAGTAATCTTTTTGAAATTATACAAGGCATCTTTGTGTGTGCCATTGTATTGTGATAGTTTCTTTTTGTATTCATCTACACGGTCAGAACCAGCGATCATATGCAGGTGTGTAACACCTTGTTTATGAAGTTTTGCTGCGTGGTGTAGGAAAGTTGGATGTTCTTTATCCGATACCGATAGATTGGTTTTCGGAAAGAATCTTTTGGCGTGTTTTAATTTTTTATCAGCGGGGAGTGGGTTCTTTTTAGAATCTTGTGTATGTGATAAAACCACATGGTGAGAACCACCAACTTCTTTGGCTATATCTTTAACTTTATCAACCAACTTGGCATGGCCTGATGTTGGCGGAGACATACGACCAAATGCCAATACGGCATGGTTTTCTTTAGATTCTTCAATAAATTGTATGAACTTCATTCTCTCCGCCTCTACAGCGATAATTATATTTTACTACTTATTTATATAATTTTTAACTTAAAAACATCAAGGGTACTTGAGTTTTTCTAATAGAATTTGCATGTAAGAAGAATGGAAAAAACCTTTCTCCTATGAAGCCTGGATATCGCCATGGCAAAGGCTCTGAAAAACCACCTCTATTTTGAGGATAAACCTCATCACATCTTTCCCAAATGTATTCAAGAATTCTGAAAAATTCATCTGCATATTGTTGAAAACAATCTTTACGCATAATATATGTGGTTTCAAAGTGTATGGAAGTACCATTATCCGTAAACCAATTTACTTTTCCAGCATAAGTTGGAAACAAATTTACAAGAGCTTCTTTAAATAAATTCCAATATTGCACAGGTTGTGACTGTAAATATTGTTGTTCAACGGAGCCTGATAATATAATAGACCTATTTGTAATAACTTCAGAGTGGCCAAGATGATTCATGGCATATTGCAATTGACGATCATCGGTCATTTTATTACAAACATCTTGAGATGCCGGCATAACAATTTTATCTGCATTTACATGTGTGCTCATATAAAGATATCTTCTATATGACCCACAACCAACATATTCACTTGGTGGAGGGTTTTTTAGAGCCCAATATTCAGTTGCTAAAATGCCCATAGCTTTCAAAAAATCATTATCACTTAAATTATAAGAATTATAATATTTTTTATATTCTAAAATGTTTTTATCTGCGGCACAAACATCTATGTAAGTGTTTAATCCACCAGGTGGATCGCCAGCATATGTGGCTTTGACCCAGCTAGATTCATTATTAAAGGGGAAATGTTTATGGAAATGGTTGTATACTAAAATTGACATTATTCTTCAGTTCTAATATAAAACACATTAGAATTAACACTATCACGATATTCTTTTTTAGGATCAAAAATTAAAAATGAATTGCCAGTTTCCATAGGCTTCTTCTCACCAACATCACCTCTTTCAAATACAATGATGCTATCATAGAAAGTAATGCATTGTGTTGATTTAGTAAATGAATCTGGTTCAACTTGACCTTTAGTGTGGTCTGCATTAAGTTTATCAATTAATTTTTTAGAAACATTAATTATTGATTTTGGTTCTGTCAAACTACCACCATGTGATGACCAATATGCAGCATGAGTATCCTCAATGAAATATGTGCCATTATCTGCAATTTTTGGATATAAGAATTCAAATGTTTTATGTACATGATCTACATGATGAGAGCCATCATCAATGACCAGATCAAATTCACCAAATTCATCAATCAATTTTTGTAAAAATATTGGGTTTGATTGATCACCAATACGAATGTTTATGCCTGAATCCAAATCTTCATGTAGTTTACATTTTTGATCAATATCAATTCCCACCAAAATAGAATCTGGATGAAAATATTTTTTCCACATTTGTAATGAACCACCATTCAATACACCAATTTCTAGTATCTTGATAGGCTTTTCAGTTAGATGTTTAAAATGTTTCTCATAAACGGGAAAATAATGTGTCCATTTTGTAATCTTTTTGCCTGTATTATTTACGAAGTAGTCAAATAAATTCATGTTATCCTCAGTATTTTTCAATAGCACCTGTTCCGGCCATGATACCTTCACAGTGCAGGGTTTCAAATTCAATTAGGTACTTCTTATCTATATTCTTATAATGTGCATGTTCCGTGTCAATACCAAATTGGACAACTGATTGATAATTTTTCTGTAAGGTTTTGAAATAATTATCTAACAAAGATGGACACAATGAAAACATCCTTGTGATGAAAAGATGATCTGTTATTTCAGATTTTCTTTTTGAATCCATCCAAGATGGCATTCTTGTTTTAAACACATATTTACCAAATAAATTATCATATTGTGAAATATCAAAAGTTTCATGTAATGTAGTACGAGCAGAGTATTTAAATATTCTTTTTACTCCATGCATAGCTTTCATCAAATCTTTATTTTGTTTTAAACTAGATAGGGTTTTAAACAATAGGACAATTTCAGACTCACTTTTTCTTTGTCCTGATGCCAATCCAAAAATATCTGGATCATTATTCCAACATGCAATAAAATCACAATATGGTGATATTTTACCAATAATATCTTCTGCAATAGGGTTTGGTGAACCATCGGTAAAATAAATCAAATCATTCGGACAATGCTTACGAAGGGATTTTAGTGTGTCTATTGTTTGGTTGAATCTATCTTGCTCACTAATTGCACCCATATTTGGCCTTAGTGCTGATGTGACAACCCACAAATTTTTATCAGGTATTAATTGTGCCATTCTATATCCGGAAACATTTTGATTGTTTTGTATTCTATATTTTGTTGACTATTACATATAAAAGTAATCATATCAGCAATCTGTTGTGGGTCAATTAGTTTAGTCAGATCGGTATGGAAATCTTTATTTGAATCCCACATTGGAGTATTAATACCGCCAGGATGTATACTTGTAACTTTAATACTTTCACCTCTCAATTCTTTTCCTAATACACCAGCAAAAGCTGTCAGACCATATTTTGATGCACAATATATGGATTGATTTTCTAATTCTTCAAGACCTGCAACAGAGTTAATAAAAATGATACGGCTATTCTTGTTCATTAGATGCAAAGCATTTTTTGTAACATAGATTGAACCCTTGAGATTTATATCAATAATCTTATCAATTGTCTGTGTTGCAGTATCAATAAAGCTTTGATATTCAAATACAGCTGAATTGTTAATCAACAGATCAAATTTAAATGAGTTCAAATTCGTAAATAAATTCTTAACAGCTTGTGAATCTGATATATCCACTTCGTAATGCGTGTAACAGGAATGGATAATGGTAGACTTACCTCTTGATACTCCAATTACAACCCAATCATTGGCCAATAAATGTTTTGCGATGGTTTCACCAAGACCACTTGATGTACCAGTTATTAATGCTATTTTATACATCATTCATTCCTTTAAAAACCATAGTGGCCTTTTTAATTTCATCGTCAGTAACATCATTAAGTATTTTATAGTTGCCAATGCCAACTGGCACAGGTAAGTATTGATTACCGTTTCTATGCTTCATTGTATCAGATAATGATTTTTTAAGCAAGTCAAAATTGCAAAAATCTTTGTGAAAAACAGGCAATTTTAAAGCATTCGCTGTTTTAAATATTCTTTTTAGTGTGTCACCATCAACATAACCTCTAACACTAGCAAGACAAGAACTTAATAAACAATCCAACACAACAGCTTCACCATGTTGTAAAGTGGCAATATTTTGCATTTCAATGATCGGGCTAAATGAATGACCAAAGTCAACACACCGATCTAGTTTTCTTTCCCATAGGTTTGGTGCCAATTCGTCAATCATTCCTGTAATAGCCAAGTTAATCACACGAACTGGTACCGCACCAAACTGAAATTTCTCGGTGATTAGTTGTTCTGAACTAGTCTCAAGTAATTCAAATAACTCTTTATCTTTGATTACTGCAAGTTTAAATATCTCAGCAATACCATTAACAATATTTCGTTCATCTTGTGTAGAAATAAACTTCTTATCTAATAGTGTTGCGACTGGTGGATAATACGCACCAATACGATTTCTTCTATAAAAATGATTAGCTGCAACTTTAACACCAACCGAAGCATCTACAATAGCCAATAATGTAGTTGGAACTTTAACATAAGGAATGCCTCTACGATAGATTGAGCAACAAAAACCAACCAAGTCCAATAAAACACCACCACCAATAACAATGATGGCTTCTCTACGCAAAACTCCAGATTCCTCAAAGAATCGTAGTATCTCGTCGGTATGTTTCCAATCTTTGTTTTCTTCTGTAGCATCAATTATAAACAACTCCAACTTTACCTGAAATGTATCAAAGTAATTATATAATTTTTCTCCGTATAATTTGTATACGGTTTCATCAATCACAACCACTCTGCGATTGGACTCACCAAAACTCAATAGGTCGTGATTGTTTGTATTGAGTACATCACTAGAATACTTTAGAGTAAACTCAACAGGCAACTCGGCCTTGACAGACCAAGTTCTTTTGTAATTATCAAAATTAACTAACACATTTTCCATTATCCAAAAACCTTATTCAATAAATGGCAGGCATGTAAATAGAAATATTTAGCTTTATCAAATTCACCAGCTGCACATTTAAAAGGCAACATACGAATAAACTGTGTGGCTTCCAAAATATTAATTGTTTGAATTTCTTTAGCGGTACATTCAGTAGCCAATCGTTTCTCAAACATATCATTAAATACTTTAAAATTTTTGGGTATAGGTGAACTGTAACTTACTGTATAATATTTAACATCAACTTTTCTGTCATTTATATAGCCATAGAGGCTGCGTGAACATTGTAGAACCTGTGAATAATCCAACAATTTACTATCAATTATGCTTTCTTCATAAGGATCAATAAAAATAACTTTATTTTCATCAAAAGAATACATTATGTTTTCTAATGTAGGATTTCCGTGTATAGTTTCTTCTGAAGTTAAATTTAATTCAGAAAAATAATTTTCTAATTCATTTAAATAATTATTTAATCCGTGAACAATGTGTCCATTATATTCGTATGAACCTAAAACTCCTTTTGTATGGAATTTATGAAAATTTTCATACATGCAAGCGTCATTAATTTTCTGTTCAATTTCTTCTTTGAAATATAGCTTAGGTGCACCTTTATTGGGAATAAATTTAGTAGAGTGTAATTGTTTAAAAGCTCGCCAGATTGCATTATTGATTTCTTCAATTTGATTATCAGTTAATACCTTATCAGATAACAGAGTTTTAACATCTGAATAATTTCTCAAGTATTCCAAATCAAAATATGCGGTACTTTTTGTTGTTCCAACACCAAGTATTTTAGGAAAAAGTCCAGTATCCTGTAGTTCTTGTAACTTTTTAAGTTGAGAATACCACCGAACAAAACCATATTCACGATTGACTTTAGTTTGAATTTCTTTTCTTATAAACTCCGTGTTATTATCTTCATATAAACTAGTTGAGCTTAAAGAACCACCTTTCAATTTTGTGCATTTCATTTTGTGTTTAAACTCAGTTTAGCTAACTCTAGGCCATATTCTTGTGGTGTGCCAAGAACTATTGTTTGATAATTATTATTCAATTCATTTAGACCAATAGAACAACCTTTCTCAATCATGTGAGTCAATAGATTTGCAATGTACATCTCTTTACCTACAAATACATTAGATAAGCTATGGTACATTGTTTTGTATGACTCAGCATTTGCAAAACCATATAATCCGGAACTTGCAAACGGAGAAATAGGAGATTTTTCAACGATATCAGTTACAATGCCGTCTTTGGAACGAACATAAGAATATTTTGGATTGTTAGCAATAAACACATCAATATATGCATCAGCAATCAAAGATTCTATTTGTTTAAAATTGCGGCCTAACAAAAGAGTATCAGCATTATGTACAAAGAATGGTTTGGTTTGATCTTTTAGTAGTGAAGCACCAATGTATGCTGTGTGTGCCTGACCATCAGTATCACCAATGTATTGAATATTATTCTCTGTTAAACCTAGTGATTTAATTGTATCCACTAATTTGGTCTTAAAATAAGAATCTCTTTTATTCGCCAAAAGAATAGTTTCTTCAAAAGTACCAAGTTGTTTAATGATTTCATGGATGATTGTTTCTTCGTTCCATGGCAGTAAATACTTTGGTATATCAAAACCAACATCATGGAATCTGGTGTTTAAACCAGCCATGCATAATACTAACGAAGCCATTTTTCAAAGTCCTCTCGGATCAGGCTGTGCCATGTTCCATTATATTGACCCGGCGGAAATGGATGATTGATATTACAATACACTAAATTCTCACCAATCAAATTGTGTTGTTTCCAATTAGCACTCATCATATCCTCACACATCATTTGTATACCACTATCATAGAATTTATCTAAGTGATTGTATGTATCAGCATACTTGTCCATGTTTTCTGACGATGAAAATGCAAACTGGTCATTGCCAAAATCTCTTGCAGGTGTTATACGGCAATTAGGAATGTATAGTTTAGTATTGTCTAGATGTTTGAAATCAATAGTGGTGTTCAAAGCAAAATCAAATCTAGAACGAATAACCCAATCAAATTTCATATCATATAGAAGTTCAAATTCTGATTTGAGTGAGTTACATATCATAATTCCATATAATTGATTCCATGTTGAACGAGCTGGATCTTTTACCTTCCAGTTTGGTTGTGGTGGTGGAACATTTGTGTATTTTGATAAATCATTTGTCAATGCTGGGTCTATTTGCCATGTTCTAGCTTGATATTTCATTATGGATTCATGAGCTTCCAAAGATTCCCATGTGTGGATGAACACCGTAACATCATTATCTTTCAATAGATTTTTATGGACAAACTCATAGCCTTGGTTAAAGGCTCGAGCTTGTCCTGATAAGCAGAGTGCTATACGCATTATTTTTCACTCATTTTATACGCCAATTCTGAAGAATGTTGTGGTAATGTTGAAGTAAATTCTTGATTTTTCATATTTTCCAACTTAGCTGTTCTTGACCTCAACTCACTTGACGAATAATTATGTTGTCTTTTATGATAATGTAATTCAATGCCATTATCAATACAATATTGTTTACCCGTAAAATCACGATTCATATATTCTTCACTTAAAAACCTAATATGCAGTGTTTGTGTTTTAATAAGCTGCAACAAATCATATTCAGTTTCATACACCAATATCTCATCAACATATTTACAAGCTTGTAATTGTACATACCTTTCATAAACACTTTGAATTGGTTTATTTTTAATACCGGGTCGGTCAATGGTTGGATCAACTTGAAGTGCCACCAGCAAGTAGTCACATAATTGTTTTTCCATCTTCATCATTGTTATATGTCCAGCATGTAACAAATCAAAGGAACTACAATTAAACCCTATCTTCATATGTTTCCTCTATACGCTCTTTCCATTCTGGAATCCTATCATATTGGTGTGCAATTGTAAAGACATTTCCTTTAGAAGTTGCAACTTTGCCGTTAATCATAATAGGTGAAGGTTCTAGAAGGAATGGTCCAAATTGTTCTTTTTTACTTGGGTCTACCGTTGTACCAAGTTGTGCTGCCCATCCAGATTCAGAGGTCATATAAGCTGATGTTGTGATGTATGGGTGTTGTGAAACCATAAAGTTGAATGTTGATTGGTCAACAATAGGAATCGGCCGATTGATTGACATAACAAAAATGTTTGCTGCCAAATCTCTCATGCAAGTGGATCTACCAGCAAGAACACCAACATTGAAGATTACATTCTCTTTGAAAATATCATGGAAGAATGGACCAAATGTTTCAATTAGATTTTGATTACCCCAAGGCTCATCTTTATAGTACATACTTTCACTTGCAAACATTAGGTTTTTATCACCTAACCTTTCTTCAAGGAATGTAATTGGGTTCTTTTGAAAGACAACATCCTTCACATCGGTTGTAATTACATACCGATATTCATTCTTTCTTAGATGATTGTAAATGTGGATGAATCGTTCAACATGAACAGGTAAACTAGACTGATAGGTGTATCGTCTGTTTTCTTCATCTTTTTTTCCTGGCAAGATAACTTCAAAGCCAGATTGAATCAGTTTTTCAATAGTATCAAAACTGATGTTGAAGGCGACCATTGCTTTGTGGCCTTCGTATCCACAACGGTTAATAGAATTAACCCAATACTTTAACTTGTCCCAATCGTAATTGGTACAGCATCCTATAATCAAATCCTGCATAATAAACTCCAATAATTATATACTACTTATGCTTCAGGTAATCCTTAAACGAGGCAATTTTTTTAGTTTGTTGACCCGGCGTATTGTTCTTATATGTATTTGCCAATTCATCCGTGCCTTCTTGACCTGCTCCAGATTTAGGTAAAATATCAGGCTTTATATTATCTCTTTTGTTTTGCATTTCATCCTCTTGTGAGGTTTAAAATCTTTTGTATCTGTGTTTCTAATGTGGCTTTACGATTAGGCCATTTGATAATTGGTTGATCTGATGTTTGTAATAACTTAGAGAGGAATGGAAGAATCAATTTTTCTACTTGTTCCAACCTCTCTTTATATTCTTCAACTGTATCTTCTTTTTCTGCAATTACAGCATTATATTCTTCTTCATCAATAGCTGTGAAACCAAAATCAGAATCTCCATATTCTTTCATAATCGCATTTATATCGTATTTTATATCTGCCATTACTTACTCCAATTTTTTGCAGCGGTGAAATTGGCATGAGCAAACTCTAACCTATCAATCAACTTAACTGCATTGCCTTTTAGTTTATCAACTGCCACAAAACCTTCAGGATTTGTGACCTTGAAGCCATCATCCGTTTTAAGAAATGTTCCAGTGATTTGTTTAATCTGTTGTAGTGTCTTGACAATCATATTCTTAGCATCTACAATAAGATTCATCAAATCAAATATGCTTCTTAAATCAGCAGCCGCAGAACGGAAGAAACGCATAATCTCAGTTTTTTCTCTGACACGCTTCTTCTTAGTTTCTTCTTTCTTGGCATCAGAAATATCTTTGTTCAACTTAGCTTCAACCCAGCGCACCAATTCAGCCGTATGAGCTGTAGTATTCTTGATGGCTTGACCTTCACGGACTTTAGTGTTATTGAATGTCTTAATGTATGTCAATATAACATCATTAGCAGCAATACGATTCAGGTTCAATGAATTGATAGATTGTAAAGTTCTGCCTGCATTAGATAGTATGCCAGTAATTTGTTTTGTTTCAGCTTCTGTAAATGTGGCCACACCAGAGGCATCAAAGAAGTATGCATCACGGAACCAAACATCTTTGGTTGTTGTCATATTCTTAATATCAATGTTGAAAGAAGCCTTCAAGTCTGACATTGACTTACCGGTGTATGATGTATGAAACACAATACCTAGCTGTGCAGCCAACATTGTTTGTGCTAACTTAGCATCAGCAGGCACAGCATACACGATGGTGTTTGGTTGAAAGGTGATATACTTTTCACCATCAATTACCTGTGTTTTGATATCTCCTTTGGAGAACATCATATCACCTTGCAAAATACCTTTGATACCTAACTTTGGAAGATATCTTAGTGCAACTTTGAGTTTAGCATTAAGGCCTTCACTTGCATGGTTGGCGTCAATGTCATCATCGGTGTAATTCAATTTTGGATTGGCATTGAAAACACCCTTAGTACCAACAAAGAATTTACCGTTGTCTGGATTGGTGCCACAGAATACAGCAGGTGCACCATCCCATTTTGTTGTCACACTAACTTTGGATGTTGAATTACCAGCAAGCATATCTCTCAATGATTGCAAGAAATTGATGGCGTTACGAGCACCATTTGTTCCATTATTCAACACCTCATCTTCTAGGTGTTCAAGGTGTAAGTTAGCACCCTCTTTTGATTCTGTAAGGAATTCTGAAAATTTCATTTTAACTATACTTTATGAAAATACTACTATTTTCTGTGGCGGAAGAAGCATATTGAAACATATATGAACATAGTGCATCAATTTTGTTTTCTTTAATCATTGTATAAATGAGATCAATGCCAATATACTTAGACATCCACCAAGTTTTATCTTTTTTGTGTCCTAATTTAGCTTCAGTTATTAAATTAGGGATTGTTTCTCTATTACCAGATAACTGCTTAAACATTGTTGCGAATTTTTTAAAATCAGACTCAGATGGTTTTTCAATTGGAACTTGATTCGGAAATGTTAATTTTGATCTTTGAACTCCGCTATTGACAGCGCCTTGGAATATAACTCCGCCGCCTATTTTTCCTCCAGCTGAAGTTTTGCCTTTAATTTCTCCTTGCCATGAAGAAGGAACTGCTCTGCTTGAAAAGTTTCTTAATTGAATTTCACCTTTTTTGCCTTCAGAATCAAATTGTATGTATATATCTTTTGAATCTAACATATTTTGGCCAAGTTTAGTTCCTGTAAATTCTGCTGTTAAAGGTTTACCAGCATTATATATTTTGGAATTAGCTGAACCTTTAGGATCTAATTTTTTTAGAGAAATTCCAATTAATTCTTTATTAGCAAAATTATCAAAAATATAACGATTGTAATCTCTCAATGTTGGCCATTTAGTTTCCAATTTAAAACTTTTTTTAGCCATCCAAATATCAGCAGGATTCCATTTGTCATCTCCTGTAAGTCCACTACCAACCTTCATTCTACGCCACTCATTATATATGGAATCTACAAATTTTCCGCCTCTATAAAATTTATATCTATTTCCCACTTTTGCTTCAGGAATATCTACAAATATTTGATTTGCGGTTTTAATAATACTTATAATCCAATTTGCATCTAATCCATTTAAACATTTTTCTAATGTTCTGTCACATTCGGCGTCTTTAATAGTTTTAGAAGTTACTTGAGATATGTCAGTAAGGTCTTTGCCAATAAATTGCCTTGTTGCACAAGCATATGCTTGAAGGCTTTCAGCTAATGCTGTTATTTCTGCGCCGGCTCCTGATATTCCTTCTGCCATTTAATACTCCGTTGTTTATTGGAGTATTTATACTATCACAACTACCGAATTATGTCAATCTCTTTACCACTAGTCCAAACCTCTATTTCTGTTCTCACTCGGTTTTCATTCTTGAGTGATATAAATCTGTTGCTTGCTTTGTTCTTCCACCAGTCTGTAATGTTAGCCAAATAGTGTTTATCATAGTTATCATTCTTAACAATCTTATCTGTCTTTCCAAGAACAATATCTTTGAAATTAGCAATACCATAATCAGAGACATAGTACCGTTTCTGTTCAGTCAAGGCCTTGGCCTTTGTAATGGTTGCCATGAACCTATCATAATCTTCTTTATGTGGTTTCAAGGCGGCTTTGGTCATTGCAACAATTGTACTTGATATCTTTAACTTACGACTTGATGCATCTTCAGGAACAAATGAACCACCATTGATTTTTTCCACATAATCTTTTAGGTCATCATATGGTTTTCCATGCATCATTGGTAAGAAATCAGATTCGGTCACACCTTTAAATCTTAGGTATGGTTTCATACCATCATACTGTGAAATAGCCTTTGATGTGCCATACAAAC